GCCCTGGGCAAGCCAGTCTTCGAAAGCGAGATTGTCGGGCAGCGCCAGAGCCAGCGCCGCTGTTTCGATGGCGCTCATGGGCGCAGGGATAGGCGAGAGTGCGTTCATCGAATTACCTCCGTCAGTTGTGGCGATACGATCGAGGGGTGGTGGAGAAGCGACCCGTGCCCTGTCGTCTGACTTGGCGCTGGTACTGCTCGGCGGGGAGAACGGTGACGACAGTTCGATCCTTGACCGCGATCCTCTGCCCGGTCGGAAGTCGCACATGGCATTCGGCTCCGAGTGCTGCAGCGAGTTGAATGGCCGGCGTGCTGAGGGCTGCGATGATGGCCTGGTCGGAGAAATCGGCCACCCGTTCGCGGAAACGATCGATAGCGTGCTGGGAGACGTGGAGGTTAGGCATGGGGCCTGGCCCCCTTCGGTTCGATCGTGGGCCGAAAGCTACCGACTACCTTCAGCACCAACCTTCTCCCCGCTACTCCTCTTACCCCCCTCTTTTCTTTTTCTTTATATAGAAGGTAGTAGGTAGTAGGGCGCGCTAACCGTGCTGAAAACATTGCGTTTTTTCTGTTACCAACGTTGCTACCAACAGCCCCGACTACCTTCTCGGCGTTCAGGTATGGGTGCATTTCTGTGAACGCCGTAGTTTGGTAGTTGGTAGTAAGTGGGTTGGTGGTCACGGAACTACCTTTCCGATTTAATGAAGAGTTTGACGGTTTTCTTCTCGCCCTCGACATCCATTTTTCGGGGCTTAGGCTCGTATCCGAGGCGCCTCAGACATGCGCCGACGCGGTTCAACGCGCGCTTGTCCATCCGCTCATTCGGAACGCCGATCGCTTGAAGCGCTGCTGCCGCGGTGACGGTTTTGACCATCTCGTCATCGAGCTTTTTGCCGAGGATTTCGTCCCAGACATCGTACTCTTCGCGGGTGGCGACTTCCGCTTCGGCGAGGCCTTGCTCGTCCTCCTCGAGCCACCAGCGTTCATCGTCGCAGAAGGCTTTGTACGCTTCGGCCCACAGTTGATCGCGACGGGCCTTGATCTTCTCGAGATCGGCGCGAACGACTTCGACCGGCCAGTATCGACGGTTGCCGGTGGTATCGGTCAGATAGCCGGTCTCGCCCGGGTTGATCGTGCCGAAGAACACGCACTGTCGCGGGTGCGCGGAGGCGATTTTGGCATAGGGCAAAACCACCTTGTCAGTCCGCATTGAGAGCAGGCCTTTGACGTGGTTCTGGTCGCGCTTGGTGATGGCGATGAACTCGGCGAGTTCGACCACCCAGGCCCCCATCATGTTCATGACCATCTTATTGTGCTGGCCGAAGAGATCGACGCTTTCCGCGGTCCAGTCTTCGCCGAACAGCGCTGCGATCGCGGAGGACTTGCGGATGCCCTGCGGTCCTTCGAGCACGAGAACGGTGTCGACTTTACAGCCTGGGCGGAATGCGCGCGCTACGGCGGCAATCAGCGTCTTGCGCCCGACCAGGCGATTGAACTGCGACTTCGGCGAACCGAGGCACTGCTCGAGCCAGTAATCAAGACGCCGCGTTCCATCCCACTTCAAGGCGCGCAGATAGTCGCGCACCGGGTGGAAGGCGTTGTCCTTCGCATGACGAACGATGGTCGGTAGCAGCGCCTCGAGCGGGGGCTCGAAGCCGTTGTGCTCAAGTATCAAGCGAATGTCGATCAGGTGGCTATCCTCGATAGGATGGCTATTCCATTCGGCTTGTTGGGCAAGCTCGTTCCAGCGGATCGTGTTGCCGAGTTCCTTGATGTTCTGCAGGTGCAGAAGGAGATTCGTGACCGACTTCTTCGGGCCATTGCGGCCGGATTGAATGCGCGCCTTCCACGCTTGGAGATCGACGACATCGGCCATCATTGGGTTGCCTCATCGGTTGCGGTGCGCGGGGTTATGCGGCGTACCTTTGTTCTTGAGCGACAGCGCGGGGCAGCCTGGCTTGCCGCAGGATCGCTTTGTTCAATGTGGCGGGGTTGATGCCGCGGGCGTGGATGGTGTCGGGCAGGCCGACCCATGAGATTTTCGCGAGGTCGCCAAGGACCAGTTTGCCGGGTGCGAGGTCGCGCTCCGGCGCCGGATGGGCCCATGCGCCCTTTCGGGTTGCGCACCAGCGGGCAAAGAATTGCGCACGCTCAACTGCCCAGGCGGTGAAGAACTCGCGCGGGCTGCGGAAGACGGTGCCTTCCTCGAGGGTTTCGAAGCGGCCAACAAGCGCCGGGCCTTCGTCGCCAAGGATGAACGCGGAGTCGGTTTGCGGATCCCATGCAATGACGGTTTCGATGCCGAGCCAATCCCAATCGAACGGGCCGAGGCAACGGGGCGCGGGGTGCGCGGCAAGGACAAGGTGACGCTCGCCGTCGTGCCAAAGGCGGAACGGGAGGAGGGCGAAGGGGGCGCCTTCGTCTTTCCGGTCAATGCGCAGCGCGCGGCCGATCGCGGGGTGCCAATCGGGGCAGGTCCACCACGTCTTCGCCGGCGTGTCCTTCGCGAGGCTGTGGAAGTGGGTCGAGACGACGTTCTGCGCTTCGTGCTTCGTTTCATCGTCGAGATTGCAGAGGGCGAGGGCGTCGAGGCAAAGTTCGATTTCACGCATTGATCAGGCCCTCCGTCATCAGGCGATTGCGCACGTCGTCGACTGACCAGGCGGCGAAGGCGATGCCCCCAGCCTTGGCCTGCGCGTTGGCGAACTTGATCTGCGCGGGTTTCAGGCGGTCCTTTCCCGTCTTCGCGTCAATCCAGATCGCGCGGCCCTTGAGGGTGGCGGCGATGTCGAGCGCGCCCTTCGTCCCGAACTTCGCGGGGCGGCCGTCGCGAGTGTAGAGAAGACCGGGCGTGTCGATCGGGACCGACATCGCGCCTATGGTGGACAGGTAGAGCCGGATTTCGTTGACGAGATCGGTGTGGGCGGTGCTCATGCCGCTTTACTCATGCGACCGGACATCACCTTGCGGGCCCAGAATTCGGGGTTCTTGTAACCACGTTCGCGGCCGACACGGATCAAGTCGTCAAGCGACCGGGCGCGCCCGACTTCACGGCGCTTCTGCACCTGCTCGGCGCGCTTGACCTCTTCAAGCGTGCCCTCGACCTGCTCGATTTCGCGGGCCTTCACTTCGGGCGCGTGACCGCATTGCGGGCAAAATGGGGCCGGGCGGTAGACAAAGAAGCACTCTTCGCACTGGCGAACCGGCACTTCGGAGGGTGCAGATCTCTTGCGCTTCTCGCGATCGGCAAGGCTCCATTCGCGAACGTCGTCGGGCAGACCATGCGTGATCGAGTTGCCCGCGTGGTCGAGAATGATCGCCTCCTCTTTCCCGGGGAGAGGGCGCAGCGCGCGGCCGACCTGCTGCAGGTAGAGGGAAAGGGATTTCGTCGGGCGCAGAAGAATCGCCGCTTCAATCGCGGGGACGTCGAAGCCCTCGCCGAATAGGTCGGCGTTGGAGAGGATCAGAGTTTCACCGCGGCGGAAACGCTCGACCGCAGCGTCACGCTCTTCGTTCGACATCGAGCCGTCGACGTGCTCGGCGGTGATCCCCGAAGCGCGGAACTGCGCGACGATGTTCTTCGAAGCGTCGACACCGGCGGCGAAGACGACTGCGCGCTTGCCCGCACAGAGGCGTTGATAGTGCCCGATCGCGTCACCGACGATCGTCGGCTTGTCCATCGCTTTCGCGAGGGCGCCGCGCTGGTAATCGCCCGCCGAGGTCGCAATGCCAGAGAGATCGGGCGCGGCGGGAGCGAACAGGCGGAAGGGGCAGAGCGAACCTTCTTCGATCAGGTCGGCGGTGGTGGGCCCTTCGACCATCTCGCCGAACCAGTTGCCAAGGCCTTGCCCATCAAGGCGCCACGGTGTCGCGGTCAGGCCGAGGACTTTGCAGTCCGGGTAGAGGTGGAAGAGACGATCCCACGACTTCGCGCCGATGTGGTGCGCTTCGTCGAAGATGATCAGCTTCGGCTCGGGCAGCTGGTCGACGCGGTTGGCGATCGTCTGGATGCTGGCGACCTGCACAAGTGCAGTCGGGTCGGAAACATGGCCGGCCTTGATCGTGCCGTGCGGGATGCCGAGCGAATGGAATGTGTTTGATGCTTGGTCGGCGAGCTCGCGGCGATGCGTAAGCCACCAGGTCGGATTGCGACGCGACGCGGCGCCATGAACGACCGTTGAGGCCGTCATGGTCTTACCCGCGCCGGTCGGCATTACGAGCAGGGTTGCCCGTTCACCGCGCCCATACGCAGCGCGGCAGTCGTCAATTGCTCGTTGCTGGTAGGGGCGCAGGGTGATCATTATTTCACCTCGTCGCGCTTGTCGGCGATCGAAGCGTCAAGATCAGCCAGCGTATCGGCGTCGATGTCGTCGCGGTGCTGGTTGAGCATGTCGTTGGCCGCGTCGATGTCGGGCTTGGTATTGGCCGAGGCGATCATGCGGCGGATTTTGTCGACGGGTGGGGATTTCACAGCGACATCATCGGCGGGC